CAACAACAATTACATAACTTATTAAGAATTAACTTTGTTAACTGTTATTGTCGTTTTCTTTGGATACTCTCCTAATCTTACGATTACATTGGAAGGGTGTATTGCCGTCGTGCTTTACACCATAACTCTCACCCTTTACCCTCCCCGATCATCCGATCATTCTGTACCATCTCTCCGTCCTTCCCTTAGGGACTATCTTAAGGTATTTTCAACCTATTATTATGATTTCACGACCATTTTCAATAGATATACGTTTCAATGCGTTGGTTGTCCTTCCTGATGTTGCATTTTCACTTCATCAAAAGGACATCTCATTGGCCGGATCCTCCGGTAACAAAGGTGACTCATTGTCTTCTTCCAATTTGGAAGACACTGTTTTAAATGCTAAAATTCGTGTCTTGACCACTCCTGTCAAGCAAGTCCCAGCTCCACGCCTTGTGTGTGTTGAGCTAAATCCTGGTGAAACTCGTTCCACCAAGAAATCTATCATGACTGATAGAGACTTTAAAAATGTTAAGCCTAAACATGTATACGTAAAGTATACGAAAACTCAGCATGTGCTTCCTGCGCATGTTAAGGCTTCTATCTTAAATGCTAATTATTTTAGTGAAAAAGATAGAAAAAGATCTACAATCTCACTTGTACATTATGTTTCCCGGTTGGAATCAAATCCAACTCGGAACCGTAAGAAATCTCTTCATAAAGCTCGTGTCTTCAGTAAAGACGTAAATTTCACAACTTATGCCCTTACTGAAGATATGACCGCCTATGAAGAGAAGCTTAATGCTACTCCTTATCTTAACGATAAGGGTTATCCGCTTGGCTGGCGTGCTACTCTAGCTGCCAAGCATAAAGACAAGATTCGTTCTGTCTTTAAGCTTGGTAAACCCTATCGTACTCTCTCTCTCAATTTGGAACGTTCTTTCGTTTCAAATAATATTAGTTACTCTATCCTCCCAAATCCATACAAAACAGTCTACGAATGTTTTTCCGATGAATATCGTAACCAATATAAACTTGTTATGTCCTCGTTGCATTCTCTCCGCAACAAGATTATACATAATAAGTTTTTGAAACCTACCCCCCCTTATGTTGGGTTGAGGCCTCACGGTCTCTTCTCAACTCCTGAGTTTTCCGCAAAAATTAAGTTTGCTCGTCGCGAATTTATTCGTCGACGTGCTACTAAACTTAATTTTTGTAACTCAATTCTCAGACATCCTCCTCTAAAACATGTTGAACTAACTGCTAGTATGACTTTTACTTATATAGAAGCCTTCCAACAGTTATGTACTTCATTGCGTTTATTAATGGTTGTTCGTGAGAATGACCGTGATGTTTTTCAATACGCTCTTTCTCTCATTAAACCATTAATAAATGCATTTATTCAAGATCCTAATGTCTTCTCTCAAGAACGCGAATATGCCTGTTTACTTCCCGACAGGGAAGATTTACATAACTTTATTCGCATCTTGATTGAAGAACAACGTTCTTTGAATAATCAAGCTCATATGAAATCTTTTATGCCTGATTTTAATCTTTTAGTTCCTTCAGGACCAATGGAAGCAATCAGTCAACAACTATCTTCATTAAATACTTTGATGGAAGAAGGTGTTAAGATAGATCATTCTATCCGTACACCCGATTTCGCCAAAGCTATGTCTGATATTAAAGTTTCTACTCCTGAGCTAACTGAAGCACTTAAAAATGGGGTCACTGTTAACCATGAAGTTAACATTGTCTCCGATATTTTTAAGTGCACTAATTTAATTAGCCCTACTCTCCTCAAAGCTCTTCTAGTGGCAACTGTCGCTGGTTTATCTTTGATTTCCTCTCGCATTGAATCTAGGATTTGGAAAGTATGCATCACCGCTTTACAAGCTGGTGCTGTATTACTTTTCCCTTCTGATCCTATTATTCAACTGATTTCAACTCTTCTCGCTATGAGTCCTTATTTGACTAACCCAAATAAAGCCCATAGTGTTGGTTCTGAGTTGGAATCTACTCTCCTCACTCCTATACTTAGTTATTTCTATTGTTCTGCCTTTAATAAATCTGTCGTTGATGGTTTTGGACTTACATCCATAACCAAATTCATCAGTAATATTAAAGGTGCTACCAATATCACTAAAGATTTAAAAACCTTTATTGATTTTGTTGGCGAATCTATTGTTTCCTTCTTATCTTTCGTTGGTGATTTATTTAACAACGAATATTTGAAGGACCTTGGTAACCCATTCCCTAAAGTTAAAGATATTTCTGATCGCTTTTTAGCTTTCTCAAAACGTCTTAACTCTGGTGATGATTATCATTATGATAACGCCAATGAATTTTATTCTATACAATCTGAATTATTAAAAGTCAAATCTGAAGTTCCTATCAATCGTGATAATGAACTTTTCCATCGACACGTTGAATCTCTTAAACGTGTTATGGATCAATATGATTTGAAATTTAAAAATTATAACCTTTGTAATATTGGTAATAAAATGGCTCCTTATGTTCTTGGTCTTTTTGGAGGTAGTAATACTTCCAAGACGACCATGATGCCTGGTATCGCTCACCACGTCATGTCTTACGGCATGACTAATACTGAGTGGGCCAAGCATCTAAAACAACCCTCTGCAACATCATATGATTTAAAACCTGATACTGTTCATTTTGATGGTCATACGGGTAATTACCGTATCCATTTTGATGAAATTGGTATCTTGAAAGATAAGGGTATGACAACTGTCAACCCTTATCTATTATTTATGTATGTTTGTAATCCTAATCAATTTACTCTCCCTGCTGCTAATCTTGATCTCAAGGAAAAACTCGTCGTCAAAGCTAAATTTGTTACTACTACTAGTAACATTCAGGGTATTCATTTACCTAGTTTTGTCGTCGAGGAACCTGTTAATTTCCGATGGGATGACAAAGTTCTATGTGCTGCAAAGCCTGAATATTGTCGTCTCGTCAATGGTGTTGTGCCTACCGACCTTTGGAAACGAAGTTTGGATCCTATGAAGGTCTCTCTTGGCCCTCCTACTCCTGAATTTCCCAAAGGTCGTCCTAACACAGACGCCATTGATTATTATCTCCTTGAACTGGGTATGGATGGACAGCCCTCACGTGTCATCTCTGAAAAGATGTCATATGAACAACTCCATCGATACGCAGGTCTTCGTTTTGCAGCGAAGATTAAAAAACAAACTGCTATGTTAGATGCTAATAATGGCTATTTACTTGAAGCCGATCGTGCGCGTCAAAAACGCCTTTTGGAAGAAGCTACGGTTTTGGCTAACGCTGATCCTGTAGTTAAGAATATAGCTCATGGTAAATTTGGTAATTTTAAAAAATACTTTAAGAAATCTTCTAAAAGTATTCCTGTCTATCCTCTTAAGAGACAAGACAATATCACCAAAGTTACCGTTACCCCTCTAACATACGAACAACTTATGCAATCAGTTCTTCCTCCTCAAAAAGTTTGCCCACCCCCTATCTCTACAGATTTTCTTAATATTAAACCTATTCCTCATGATATTAATCATGAAATTTTTGATCCTGTAGAAGAAAGGGTGGCACACTCAATTGATTGCGTACCTCATTCCCCCTCCTCATTTCATACCGCTGATTCACATCCTCCTAGTACTTTTGAACCTACTCGTGCTGTTCCCCAGTTCGAACCTACAATACCGTACTATCAGGCTTATGAATTTGATGTGAGAGATGAGACCATGGAACAGCGTTGTGCAAGGCTTCGTCAAGAAACCTTGAACACGTTGGAAGCCCGTGAAAAAGGCTTTGTTTACTATATGGCTGACCAATTATCTTTGTCTCTTGAAGATACCCGCCAAACATTTTTGTATGGTGGTCGTATTCTTTATGAGAAAACTGAAGATTTTTGGAAACGTCATTGTAAACTCCACTTTTCTAAAATACATGAGACTGCTACATTAATTTGTGGTACTATTACCGATTGGATTGTAAATAATCCTGTTAAATCGGCTATAATAGCTATCACAGTTGCTGTGACTATCTCATCCTATGTTATTCCTCTTTTTCTTTCCCCTTTTTTAGCTCACTCTGGTGAAACTAATAAAGTTCCATTGGTTGCTCGTGCTGTCCCAAAGACACTTGAAGCGTTCACTGTTACTAACCTTACCCAGAATGTTGCTCACGGACTCGGTTATCATATCGGTGCTCGTGATGTAGCTAATAAAATTGGAAGAAAATGTATGTTTAATGTTGACTTGAAAGGATTTGATCCTTTGTTATCTATGCCTGATGAAACTTTATCAGATTCTACTAGAATGCTTTTTGTTGGTGGCACTCTTGCTATCTGCTCTAATCATTGTTATAGTGTTTGCGAAGGCCATTATCTTAAAGGCCATGTTAACCTTAAACTTACTTTAACCTCTACTAACGGTAAGTTGGTATTTGAAGTTTTTTATAGAAATGTCAGAGATCATATCCACCATGTTCCTAATACTCCTAAGGACCTTAATTGGTGGAATTTTCCTGAGGGATGTGGTATTTTACCACGTCCTGATCTCTCTGATTTATTTATAAAATCTAACTCTGTACTACTTACTGGTAGCTTTTATGCTGCCATTTATCTATATCGTGACAATGGTTGGGATTCCGTTTTAACACGCGGAACCTGGTCTGGCCCTACCACCTATATGGCTGGTATGGTTCGTTACGATTTAGAAAATACTGCACTTTTTCCCATTGCTACTTCTGCTGGTGATTGTCTCAGCCCTGCTATTGCTTGCGATACGCGGGAGTCTGAACCTCATATTATCGGTTTAGAAATTTTTGGTGATGGTAAACAATGTGGTATTATCCCTATTACTCATGAACTTGTTGTCAAAGTCATCGCTGCACTTAAAATACAGTGCTACGGTAAAGAAACTGTCAACAGTATTATCAATGAACCCATTATCGCTGATAATGTTGCTCATTGTTCTGTTGAAGGTTTCAATATCGTTGGCTTTGCCAAACCTGTTCCCTCCTCTACTAAGAATCCTATTAAGGAAGGTCCTCTTTATGATAAGTTAGTCAAATATCGTACTAAATACCCAAATTGGCTATCTGAAGAAAATCTCAACGCGGCGCGTGCGAAGTATCGCCCTCGCCAAGTTGCTATTGATTCAGATATGCTTGATATGGCTACTAACTCTTTTATTAAGAACCTCCATGAACGGATTGATCACACTGATATTGATATTTCTCGGTGTACTCCTCAAGAATCCTTTACAGGTATTCCTGGATTGTTACGCCCTATGAATAAAAATTCATCGTGTGGTTACCCATGGAATACCATGGGACATAAACAGAAGAAAACCGCATTTGGTTCTCTACCTGGTTACGATTTTTCCAGCGAAGTTGCTGATTCTGTATTAGAATCTGTGCTACAACTCGTTGATGATCTCGAACTAGGTCGTGTTCCTGAAATAACATATGCTGATTTCGGCAAGTATGAGACTTTAGCGCTAGAAAAATATTTGATTAAAAATCGAATGGTTTCTGGTGCTCCCATGCAAGCTGTTGCAGCTATAAGAATGTTATTAGGTAAAATTCTTCATGCTCTCTCTTTACAACCAGTCAATTCAGGTACTGGTGTTGGTATTAATGTCTATAGTCTCACTTGGGACTATCTCGTTAAATTTATCAACATCTTTCCTGGAAAGATTATAGCTGGTGATCACTCCAATTGGGATGGTATGGTACATGCTGCCGTCATTATGATGGTTTATCGTGTTTTCGAATCTTTCTGTCTTTTATCTCCTCAAAAAGACATGGATGCTCGTAAAACATACTTTAGACAGTTTGCTAATTCTAAACATTTAGCTAGTGTCCGTGTGTTACCTTCCGAACCAATTTGGATGGAATTCTGTCGTCTTTTTCCTGAGGAAGCTTCTAAAGCTAAACCTGGAAAGGACGGTAAATTCCCATTAGGTATTATATATGAGTTCATTGGTAGGGTTAGTTCTGGTGACGTGCTTACAGCACAATTAAATTCTTTTGATCACCAGATCGAACTCCGCTATTGTTTCGCTTATATCTTACTTGATGGTAAACCTTATACCCCCGGCTCCATTGATTGGACTATGGTAGAACGTAATCATCGTGCCGTTACTTATGGTGATGATATTATATGTTCTATTGGTCCTGAACTGGAAGCTCTTGGTGTAAATCAAGAGAGCCTAACCAAAGCATTTCTCGTCTGTTTTGGTCGTAAATTTACTGATGAGCTAAAGGGCGATCGTGTCCACACCTTTCGTTCTTTAGAATATAATACTGTGGAAGATCAAACCTGTGTTTCTTTTCTCCAACGCTTTATGCGTTATGAACCCAGGCTTGGTCGCTATGTTGCTCCTCTTCGGAAGAGCTCTATCTACAATAGTTTACTATATGTAGATGGTGTTGTCGACATGGCCAGTTACAAGGACACTATACGCATGGCTATCCTTGATCTTTCTCTCTATGGTGAAGAAGTCTTTAATGTTGAAGGCATTGAACTTATGTTCATTGCTGAATCCACTATTGAAGGTTTCACCATGGTTGAAAGATCTTGGAAGGAATGCATAAAAGCTGCTTGTGACTTAAAGACTTATCATCTTTAAACAACAAAAACCTCCGCCCGTATCGCGGTATCGGGTGGTTGTATATTACCGCAGAAAACCTGTAAATATAATCTATGTCTTACTCTTTTTCCTCCTCCTGCAATGGTAGATTTTGCTCGGACTCTGAAGTACCTTCTTCGGCGTCACTACCCCTGGTGAATGACCAGGATGATAAACATTCCAACGGCTTGTTGCCTCAAGCCACGGCTTTCATAGCTCATATGGATGTCGGTGAGATTGTATCCACCGAGAAACATGTGACTACTGTTATAGTCGACAATGGTGAAACTGAAAAAGTCAGTTTTACCACCCCTGTTTTACATTCTAAGATCCCTGTTGAATTCGAATCTATTAAGGATTTTTTAGCTAAACCCCTACTTATTCAAACTATAGTATGGGATGACACCATGGCTATAGGCTTTAACCTGATGAACCGTTCTGTTATAACTACTTTGAAGGCTAACGCCTATTGGCTTAATAAGATTACTGGTTTCGGTCTCATTCGTGGGACCGCTAACCTTCGTGTCATGTTAAATGCTACACCTTTTTGTCAAGGTGAACTCCTTATTCGTTTTGTTCCTAATTATGCTGATCATGTTGAAGCTAATTTCGCAAAGTTACATGGTCCTAATATTCCTCTTGCACATGCTACTCAGCAACCTCACGTCTATCTTAATTGTCGTGATTCTTCAGCTGAAATGAGTGTGCCTTATATTGCTCCTACTGATTTCTGTGATATTGCTTCTGCTCGCTACGATTGGGGGAACTTCATGATTGATGTTCTTTCTCCTCTCGAAGTTGGCACAGCTTTACTCAATGTCGCAGATGTCTCTGTTTATCTTTGGTTTACCGATATTGAACTTGCCGCTCCTATGGTTGCTCAATCTAAAGGTTCCGGGCTCACCACTCGTGTTGAACCCCGGAGGCTTGAGCTTGAGAAAATCACTCATGGTGGTACGATTTCATCGGCGCTTGCTGCTACGTCTCAAATTGCTGCATCTTTTGCAACAATTCCAAGTCTTACAGCAGTGGCCGCACCTGCTTCGTGGATTGCTAATGCTCTTTCTGGTTTAGCGTCCGCGTTTGGGTATTCCAAACCTATTCACTCTGCAGATCTCCATCAAGTCATCAGACAACAAGACCGTTATGGTGCTTGTAGTGATGGCGTTGATGCTTCATATCCTCTCTCTATTCTTAGTAACAATTCTCTTTCTATTTCCTCAGATCTTTCTATTCGAAATGAAGATGAGATGTCTTTTAATTTTCTTAAACAAGTTGAAGCTTATCGTGAGACTGTTGCCTGGACTACTGCTAGCGCTGTGGATGCTTCTTTGTATTCTAAAGCTCTTGCTCCTGGTAACACTAACATGTATTCTAATTTTTCTGAACCTGCTATAGGTGGTCATATCACTACTTACCGTTATGGTCCCCCCATATGGTATTTTAGTAATATTTTCGCTTATTGGCATGGTAGTATTTCTGTACGCATCAAGATAATTAAGACACAATTTCATACTGGTCGTTTACAAATAACTTGGACTCCTACTATATCTGTAGTTAATGTTCCTGACATTACCACAGGTCTAATAGCACTCCGAGAAATTGTCGATATTGCTACTTCCGATGAAATTACTCTTACTTTACCTTGGTATATTGCACAGAATTATCTACCTGTTGCTGATCCCTCTGGCTCTTTGGATATTAAAGTAATTAACCAATTACGTGCTCCAGAAGCTACTTCTCAAACTGTTCGACTCCTTATTTTCTTTAAGGGTGGTCCAGATTTTGAATTCGCTCTCC